AGCTGAACCCCCTACTGAGGTAATCAAAGATGGCACAACTGACAAGGAAGAGAGTAATCCTAATTGAGGCTGAAAGCAGCTATGGAACAGATCCTACTCCTTCAGCAACAGACGTTGTTCTCGTTAGAGATTTAAACATTACACCACAATCAAGTGATGTAGTAAACAGAGATGTTGTAAGACCTTATTTAGGAGCTTCTGAGCAACTACTAGCAAACACAAGAGTTGAATGTACGTTCAGCGTTGAACTTGCTGGATCTGGTGCGGCTGGAACTGCTCCGAGATACGGAAGTGCGCTTAAAGCTTGTGGGTTTTCAGAAACAGTTGCAAGTGGCACAAGCGTTACATATGAGCCTATCTCAGCTAGTTTTTCATCTGTTACTATTCACTACAATGTTGATGGTGTAAGACATATCGTTACTGGTTGTCGAGGGACTTTTGTTATAAATGCTGCTGTTGGCGAGATACCAAGCATAGATTTTACATTTACTGGAATCTATAATGCTCCAACAGATACAGCATTACCAGCAGTTACTTATGGTAATCAGGCAACACCATTGATATTTAAAAACGGAAATACAAGTAGTTTTCAGTTATTATCCTTTGCTGGTGCATTGATGAACTTCTCAATGGATGTTGGAAACGAAATTGTATATAGAGAACTTGTTGGTGGTACAAAAGAGGTTTTATTAACTGATAGAGCAGCTAATGGCTCTGTAACGATAGAAGCACCAGCATTATCCTCTAAAGATTTCTTTGCTGCGGCTTTAACCGATACATCCCTTGGAAACTTTACAGTTACTCATGGTACGGCTGCTGGTAACATTGTTAGATTTACAAGTACAAAGGTTGATATTGGAGATGTTGCTTATGGTGAGGCTGATGGAGTAACTATGTTAGAAATTCCATATACACTTGTACCAAGTTCAGCAAATGATGAAATGAGCTTAGTCTTTACTTAGTAAGTATTGACTACTAAGGTAGAGTAAAGAAGTATATATCTTAATTTATGGCATTTGTAAGAAAAAAAACGAAAGTGTATTCTTGGCCTGTTCAAGTTAAAACACCTTCTGAAACTGAAATTGGTGAATTTGAAACTACAGAGTTTACTGGTAAATTTATTCGTTTATCAAGATCAGAACTGAATGATTTTGAATCTGCTACAGAGTACGAGGCATTGAAAAAAGTTTTAGTTGGTTGGGAGGATGTTAATGAAGAGGATGGTAAGCCTGTTGAATTTAACAATAAAAATTTAAAAGAATTTGCAGAAAATATTGATTTTGTAGCTGGTGTATTAGATGCTTTTAAAAAATTCTATGCAAATGCACAAGTGGGAAACTAACTGATGCTGCTTTACATTGGGCTTCGGGTGGCAAACAGGTAATAGATGACACACAAAAAGACGCTGCTGCGTTTGGCGTGAAAATCGAGGAGCAACCAGAGGAGAAAGAAGATTTTGAGGTATTCCAAGAGAATTGGGATATTGTAATGATGTTTTTACGTTGTCAGACACAATGGAACACAACCTTTGGAGGTGTTGTAGGATTAAAGTATGAAGTTCTATTACTTGATGGAGGACTGTTTGACCTCTATCATGTAGATAACCGTATTGAAATGCTAGAAGGATTACAAATCATGGAATCTGTGGCGATGAAAGAATTTAATAAGGAGAAGAAGTAGTGGCTGCCACAGTACAAAGAGTCACACTTGCAATGAAACTTGAGGGGTTCGCCTCTCTAAAAGGTATAGATAAAGATTTTAAAAAATTTAAAAATACACTTAAACTTACATCTCCACAATTAGATAAACTTGTTAAAGGTATTACTAAAGTTCATCACAGGACTTTATTAAGCAAAACCGCTTTTGAGGGTCAGATAGGTGCATTAACAAAGTTAAGAAACAATGTTGGTATCGGTACTGTTGCATATAAAAGACTTGGAGTTGAGTTAGATAAAGTTCGAGCAAAAATGAACGCTGTTACGTCAGCAGCAGCACCGCAAGGAGGAATCTTTGCAAGACTAAATGCAAGGTTTCAGAAGATACCAGTAGGAGGAAGAGCAGCACTTGGAGCATTAGCTGGAACAGCAACAGCAGGTCTTGGTACTACAGGCCAACTTGCCTTTGCTGGTGGTGCTGTTGGAGGTGCGCCGGGTGCATTGATTGGTGCTGGTTTAGGTGCTGCTGTTGATCTTGGAACATTTGCTTCTGGTGCTGCAAGTTACGCAGCAGAAATACAGAAACTTGAGATTGCATTAGCTGGTGTCACAAAAGATCAAGCTACTTTTGATAAAGGTTTGTCTGTAATTGCAGAGACATCAAGAAGATTAAATGTACCTATAGCTGCATCTACAAGACAATTCACAACACTAGCTGCGTCTGTCTTAGGTTCTGGGGGGACAATAAAAGATGCTGAAACGGTTTTTGTTGGAGTTTCAGAAGCTATAAAAGCTACTGGTGGTAACGCAGAAGACGTACAATCTGCGATACGAGCCATGTCGCAGATCTTTGGTAAAGGTAAGGTATCTGCGGAAGAATTACAAGGTCAGTTAGGTGAAAGACTAGCTGGTGCTGTTGTGAAATTTGCAGAAGCTAATGGTAGTAGTTTGCAGAAATTACAAAAAGACTTGAGAGATGGAACTGTTGGTTTAGATCAGGTTATCAAGTTTGCTCAAAAATTAAATGTGGACTTTGGTGATACAGCAGAAAAAGTAGCTAATTCATCTGCTGATGCAGGTCAAAGACTTAAAGTTCAAATGGATAATATAAAACTTGTCGTTGGTAAAGCAGTCTTACCAATAGGTGCTGCATTTCAAAAAACATTTGCTGATATAGCAAAAGGAATAGCTGATAATAAAGATTTGTTAGAAGGTATTGGAGGGTTATTTAAAGTTATAGGCGTTGCTGCTTTTGGTACTTTTTCTGCTATTAAATTTTTGACTAGAGCATTAGTTGATTTATTTAAAATACAACAAGCAATTATAAGATTAGATTTTAAAAAAGTAGTGGAAATTATGAATAAAGGTTTTAAAGATACAGCAGAAAATTTCAAAGAAGATATGAAGTCGATACGAGAAATATTTAATGGTATAAAAGTTCCTAATATTGTTAATCCTGATGGAGATGGAGATGGAAGTGGAACTGGAACTGGAACTGGTTTTGGTGATTTAGGTGGTGATAAATCTCCACTAAAATCTTTTGCTGAAAGTGCATTTAAGTTTGCAGAGCAGGCAGAACAGGCTGTTGTTAACGCTTTCAAAGGTATGGAGGATGCACTTGTTAAGTTTGTTATGACAGGAAAATTAAATTTTAGTGATTTAGCAAGATCTATCATTGCTGATTTAACAAGAATGTTAGTAAGAGCAGCAATAGTAAAACCGTTATTTAATTTCTTATTCCCCGGATTAGCTAATGGCGGGGTTGTAGACGGTGGTGAAATAGTGAATAGCGCAAAAGGAAATGTTTTTGCTAAAAATAAAATTGTTCCGTATGCAATGGGAGGCATTGTTGATAAGCCCACCATATTTCCCATGCAGAACGGAATGGGACTAATGGGTGAGGCCGGTGCAGAAGCAGTACTCCCATTGAAACGTGGTAGGGATGGAAAACTTGGAGTTATGTCACAAGGAGGAGGATCAACAAATATTGTTGTAAATGTAGATGCTTCTGGCTCAACTGTTGAGGGTGATGAAGAAGGTGGTAAAGAACTTGGTCGTTTAATCTCAGTTGCTATACAATCAGAATTAATTAATCAAAAAAGGCCGGGAGGTTTATTGGCATAATGGCAACATTTCCAAGTATTGAGGCTAGTTATCCAATTAAGAAGGCATCACAACCTGTAGCAAGAACTGTAGTCTTTGCTGATGGTTATCAACATAGGATTACGTTTGGTTTACCTCAACATCAAAATGCAAAGCAATTTACTTTTATTTGGCAAAATTTATCGGAAACAGACTCAGATACTATAGAAACTTTTTTAGATGCTAGAGCTAACGATCAAGCAAGCTTTGATTATCAACCAGCAAGAGAGGCATCATCTATGAAATTTATTTGTAGAAAATGGACTAAATCTATGGATTATTCTAATCTTGCTACTATAAATGCAACATTCGAGGAGGTCTTTGAGCCATGAGTACTGCTCCCATAATTACTGATTTACAAAAAATTAATCCCTCCTCAATCATTGAGCTTTTTACTATTGAAACTGTAGCAGCTTTACATGGTTCTGCTACAACTTACAGATTCCATGCAGGTACAAATAGAGTAGGGAATGGAGATATTATATGGGCAGGTAATACTTATGTAAAAATGCCAATACAGGCAGAAGGTTTTGCTTTTCGAGAAGGTCAACTTCCTAGACCTACTTTAACTATAAGTAATACTCTTGGAACTATTACAGCAATTTTATTAAATGTAAATTCTGTAACTACTGGAAATGATTTAACAGGAGCTACAGTTACAAGAATAAGGACATTAGCTCGTTACTTGGATTCTATAAATTTCCCGGGAAACACAAACCCATACGGCACACCAGATCCTACAGCAGAGTTTCCACAAGAGATATATAAAATAGATCGTAAAGCAACAGAAAATAGAGATATTGTTAGATTTGAGCTTGCAGCAGTTTTCGATTTAGCTGGTATTCGTGCGCCAAAAAGACAATGCACTAGAACAGAGTTTCCTTCTATTGGTACTTTCATAGCATGAATTGGAAAGAAGAGGCACTTGTTCATGCGAAAGACCAAGATCCAAAAGAATCTTGTGGTTTGCTATTAAATGTTCGTGGAAAAGAAAAATATTATCCTTGTCGTAATTTATCAATGACATCACATCAATGTTTTATTATTGATCCAGAAGATTATGTTAAAGCAGATAATACAGGCGAGATTACAGCAGTAGTACATAGTCATCCTGTTACACCTGCAACAGCAAGTGAGGCAGACAAAATAAGTTGTGAGCAAAGTAAATTACCTTGGCATATTGTTAATCCAAAAACAGAGACTTGGGGTTACTATGAGCCATGTGGTTACAAACCAAAACTTCTTGGAAGACCTTGGGTTTGGGGTGTTACTGATTGTTGGTCATTAGTTCGTGATTATTATAAACAAGAAAAAAATATAGAATTAATAGATTATGAAAGACCTATAACACCGCAAGAATTTAACGAAAAGCCTTTATTTGAGCAATATGCAGAGTTAACAGGGTTTACAGAACTAAAACCTGATGAGAAACTTAAAACAGGTGATGTTCTTTTGATGAGTATTTTAAATCCATCATTAAATCATGTAGCTATCTATTTAGGTGATAATGTTTTGCATCATTTAACAGATAGACTATCTTGTAAAGAACCATATTCTTCTTGGTTACTTAAATGTACAGGAAAGAGGTATCGTTATGTTGCGTAAAATAAAGTTATATGGAGAGCTTGCAGAGTTTGTAGGGCATAAAGAATTTGAAATACAAGTAGATAGTCTTGCAAAAGCAGTAAGTTTTCTTGTTAATAATTTTCCTCAAGTAGAGAAATATATGAATCCTAAATATTATCAGGTTAAAGTTGGTAATTATGCTGTAAATGAACAAGAAATACAGTACCCAATAGGACAGGAAGATATACATATCGTGCCTGTGATACAAGGTGCAGGTGGAGGTGTGGGGAAAACTTTACTTGGTGCTGCATTAATAGCTGGTGCTTTTTTAGCCCCGGGTTCTAGTTTGGTTTTTGGAAAAGCATTTTTTGGAGCATCAACAGTAACAGGATCGTTAGCTGGTGCTGGATTAATAACTAAAGCAGCAGTTTATCTTGGAGGGTTTTTGGTTTTGTCTGGAGTTAGCGAGATGCTGTTTCCTGTGCCAAAACCACAAGAGTTTAAATCAGAACAAGACCCACAACTTTCGTATAGTTTTTCTGGAACTCAAAATACATCGAGAGCCGGAACTCCAGTTCCAATAGTATATGGAGAAATAGTGACCGGATCAGTCGTCATCTCTGGTGCTGTTGATACACAACAGGTACAAGCATGACTAAACCTAAAATTATTAGAGGATCTGGTGCGCCTTCACCTCCAACTCCACCACAACCAACTCGTGCGCCTGATACTCTTCATAGTAGACAGTTTGCTACTTTTCTTGATCTTATTTCTGAAGGCGAGATAGAGGGTTTTGCCACTGCATCAAAAGAAGGCAGAACACAAGGTACAACTGCATATAACACTGCTGCGTTAAAAGATGTATTTCTTAATGATACTCCTGTTTTAAAAGCATCTGCTAATTCTACTAACACTTCTAC